TCTTTCCTTTATCATCACGCCTATAAATTCTAAATTCACCAAGCGTATTATTAAGACTTTTAAAAATCTTTAGCCTTCCACTCGACATTCTTTGCCACACTTCATAGATGCCAGACTCGACTCCGTTAAAGGCCACTTGTAAGTCTAGGCCCAAGTCCACATAGTCTTGCATGAGCTGTGAGCCATCTCTTTGCCCCCTGCCTCTTGCCGCCGGATCTATGACTCCCGGAATCCACTCACCTCTTGCGCGAATACTTTGCGCGTGGATCACGGGCTCAGCTTGCCCCATATAATGCTCACTATATAGATAAAGAACATCGGTCTCCCGGTCTAACGCTCCCCAAATTGCTGCGGTCCTATTCCACCCAACATCAAGTGCGAAGGCTTTTGCAAAATGGTCTGGGATTGCGAAATCATCAACTACTAGGTCAGTCTCGGGCACCGGGTAAATCGCGCCACTTCCTAATTGCGGGATACCCTTAGACCTTGCATCCCTTTGATGGGGCGGCATCGCGGCCCAAAGCTCGTCTTTTTCCTTTTGAGATAAATGGGGGGCATCGTCCCAAGTTCCCATGGCGACAAACTTTGAGCCGGTTGCCTTTTCATCTAATTTTCCACCTGGAAGAAAGGAGAGAACCACGTCACTTAAACCCTTCAAGGGCGTAAATGTTAAGAGCATGAGTCTTTGTACTTCCCCTTCTTCAGTCTTCATAGTTCTTAGTAAACATTCTGTATAAACGTCTTGTGGGGGCTCCTCATCAAGCCAAATTAAGTCAATCTTTGTTCCCTGAAAGGCTTTTCTTTTTTGATCATAGGACTTGAAGCTAATCTTGCTCACGCCGCCACTTGCATGTTGCACATAGACCGTTTCAAAAGCCTCACTAACACCTTGCTTTGTAGTCTTCTTAAGGATTAGGTCTTGTGGGATTAAGCCCGTACCGACCGAATGAAACGGCCCTAGAAGCTTATGCTGAATGATGTCTCTGACTGTGGTGTTGGTGTCACCTGCCGCCCAAGCGTCAATAGGCCTGTTAAACCTAACGCCTTTCCACCACTTAGGATAAAGCCCGGTTAAATGAAGAGTAGTCTCATAGCCGCCGATTCCTTCAGTTTTCCCGAAACGGTTTGCTGCGAGCATGAGCCTTTCTCGAAAGTTAGGCCCAGCCTCAAAAAATGAAATATGCTTTTTGTAAAGTTCTCGCCGCAGCGGCCCCTTGTCCGGGTAATAAGAAAAGAGTCTTTGCGTTTTCTTGCGCCGCTCTTTTTCTTCGAGGAGCTTTAAAACTTCGAGCTTCTTATCTAGGCTCACCGACTAACCTCGATCTCTAATTAATTTTAAGATCTCTCGCCGAGGACTTTTTGAATCATAAAGCCATTCTTGGAACTCTGATATTGCCCTGGCTGTATCTTTAATCATTTGCGGAGCATTTTTCTTGAGGTGTTTATTCACATCGTGCCATAGATATCCACCGCTTTTGACGTTCTTATTGGAAATTTCTATAGTCGGACAAGTGCTCTTTAAGTATTGTTTGATGCGGTAATTTGAAACAACATGAAAGCCAACCTTTATGTTTGCTGACTTTAATTTAAGAGTTTTCTGCCACGCCGAAGTAATACTCCCCGCATTAGACCTCGGTCGGTTAAAATATTTCGCCTGCTTCTCTTTTGATACAAACCCAGACATCTTAACTAGCTCAATCTTTTGCTCTGAAGTCCACCTTACTTGGCGAGGCGTAAAGCTTATTTTGTTATTGCGACGTGATCTTTCGATAATAGATCGTGTTTTAATTTCAGGAAATCTTTCCTGGGTTTTTCTTTTCCCATATTGTTCGTAATATTTAATAACTTCTGTCGAAATGTCTTTTTTATAGGAGTGCCCGTCGAGTTTAATATTTTGATCTCTTGCCCATCTAACGAGATTGGCCTTGCTGGTTTCAATATGCTTTGCCAAATCATGGATATACATAGTGCCCATAAGTCCGTAGACCTTAAACTCTTGCTCTAAACTTAGTTTGCCAATTGGTTTTTTTCGCAAAACCTTAGCACAAGGTAAACAGCGTTTTGTGTTTAAGTGACTCCCCTCTATTGAGACCTTACAAGAAAGGCAATGGCGCTTAGACATCAGGCCAAACTTCTTTGTTAGCAAGCTCATCGGTTGCGAAAGTTTTGACTTCACCATTTGGATAGAAAACATTTTTTGCAAAAGGAACTGGGTTCTTGGTAATCAAAACGAGGCAGGCCATTCCTTCGGCTAAATGATTAAAGACATCTCCTGGTCCACCTGTTTTTTTGGAGCCATACATTAATATGTCGCCCTTCTCAGCAATTACCTTCGAACACTTGGAAGCTCTTTTTAGTAAGTAGTCGATAGGTTTTTGATGAAGCTCTTCAAGCCAAAAAGGGAATGCAAAGCGAAGGCTTTTATCAAGCCAAGGCGACGATGCGGGTTCAGGATTACCGCTCATTAAGGAATCTGGCTGCCGTAATAGCAGTGTTTATAGTCTCATTAAGCCTTGCCACACAATTACAAGCTGCATTCACTGTTGAGGGATTGATTTGATCTTTGGTGACTTCCTTCATCATCCCGTGAAGCTGATCTATTGTGTTCCCAACATGGAACTTATCATCAATGAACTGAATTTTTTCCTCTTGTGACTTTGGTACAATCTCCACTTGCCTACTCTTCTGATCTAAATTTGACACGACAATCTCCCTTTCTTTTATAAAGGTGCCGCCCAATTCTTGAGCTATGAGTTCACTCCTTGAAGAAACACCGAGTTTTTTGTAGATATTTGTTAAATGAAATTTTATTGTTTGTTGGGTTAGAGCTAGTTCTTTAGCTACATCGCCGTTACTCCAACCCTTGGTAACTAATTCTTTTACTCTTAACTCTGCATTAGAAAGCATTTTCACCTAACCACTGTAAATAGTGTGCTTGAGCCCAGCTGCGTGATCTTTTATTTTTTACAAGACCGAAAATTAGCTCAATAATTCCTGTAATTTCGTAACATTCTTCTCGATCTCCCAACTCATCTCGTTGATCTCCGATGAAATTTTCAAGTCTTGATGAATCTTGGTCCGAACTGTCGATGGGGGTAGCAAGGCTGATTGTTCTAAAGCCTGTAAGTGATCCTTGAGGACCGCTGAGAATCCTTTTATCTGCGCGTTCGTGGTTTCTATGACTGAGATACATGAACTCAAGGTTAGGAGGGAATCCAAGTTCAAAAGCTTTAATGGCGCAATTTTGGGCAAAGTCTTCGCCCTCTTCTTCTCCGCCGCCTCTTTTAATGAAATAATGTTTGGCTCGTTTTGAGAGTTTTTCATAGTCAGCATCATCCATTCTTTTTCATGTGCTCAGCGATGCGGGCATCAATTTCTTCTTCGCTAAGGTTTACAGCAATACAATCTTCTTTCCGGGCTTTTTCTTTAACATCTTCTAAAAGATTTTCAGGAATTTCCTCTTCGGTAAGTCCGCTC